AAGTACATCAAACTTCTCAGCAAATACATTAGAAAATTTGTTAGAGATAAACTGGAGCTCTATGGAACCGAATAAAGAACTAGAAAAAGCAATCGAGAATAAATTCTTGACACCATCAAAATTCGCTCTTGAGATCGAAAAAATTGTTGCTGAAGAAAAATTTAACTACATCGATGCTATCTGCTACTATTGCGAAATTAACGAACTTGAGGTAGACTCTGTAACGAAACTCATTTCAAAATCTTTGAAAGAGCGTCTGAAGTGGGATGCTATCCGTCTCAACTTCATGAAGAAAACCTCTCGTGCTAAACTTCCCCTATGATTTCACGCAATGAATTAATGCACCATCGTCTTCAGGCATGGATGCGTGAAAATAAATGTGATGATCTTAAATATCTTGGAGAAAGACCAGATATTTGTGGTGAAATTAAACATTGGTATCTTATTGCTGGCAAACATGAAGTCAGCGTTGATTGTATTGAAGGACTTGATTTAGTAGATGACGAAAGTGACTCCATTTGATGCGTATCAACATTATCTGTCTTTAAAAAATCACTTTACCAATCCAAAGTATGATTTTTTCAAATACGGTGCAAAAACACGCGCAAGTGTATCCTCTTTTAATAAGAGAAAAGATAAATATTGGTTTGAAAAAACCTCTAGAAAATATTCTGATAAGGAAGTAGTTAATTTCCTCGTATCCAACTTTGTTTCCACCGATAGCCCACAAAACCTATGGATTGGCGAAATTATCAATTCTGGCGAAAGAAACTACGTAGAGTGGATGAAACGACAGCAGAGTTTGAGTTACTTGTTCAGAGAACAAAGCAGCGAATTACTCTCGGAGATAAAATTGGAAGAATTATTCAAATGTCCCAAAGGACATCCGATTATTCTAAAAAAACTTCTAAGCGGGAAATTATCTCTAGAAACCTTCGTAATATACGAGAGAATCTTCCATTTTTCAAAAAATTTCGATAAAAAATTGAAGGATCCTGTATGGGAAACGATCAGTTTGAAACTGAAAAAATATGATCCCTTCATAAATATTGATGTATTCCAATACAAGAAAATTTTACGGTCAATAGTTCATGAGTGATTTTTTTGATTCTGAAATAATTCAAGAAGAGTTAAAAGAGATTAATGATCTTCAAGAGGAGATCTATGGAACTTTTTTAACATTTTCTATGATGAGCCGTAAAGAGCAATTGGAAAACGTTGAAAAGCTAACACGCTTGCTAGAAAAGCAAAAAGTGATGTATACTAGGTTATCTCTTTCAGACGACCCTCAAGCGGTTGAGATGAAGGAGAATCTACGTAAATCGGTTGCTTCAATGGGATTCCCACCTGAAACCGATCTGAATATGCTTTTCGATAGTATGAGAGAAACAATTGAATCGCTCAAACTTCATATTGACAGTTGAGCACATCCTTGCTATGCTATCTAAGTAAATCCACCAAATCCAAACCATCCGAGGTATCTAATGTCTTTCGCAGACCTTAAAAAGCAATCTAAACTTGGCTCTCTGACTGCCAAACTGGTTAAAGAAGTTGAGAAAATGAATAACACTGGCGGTTCAGGAGATGACCGTCTCTGGAAACTGGAGTGTGATAAGAGCGGCAATGGATATGCCGTTATCCGTTTCCTTCCTGCCCCCAACGGCGAAGATCTTCCATTCGTAAAACTCTACTCCCATGCCTTCCAAGGTCCTGGTGGTTGGTTTATCGAGAACTCCCTCACCACTCTGGGACAGAAAGATCCTGTCTCCGAATACAACTCACTGCTGTGGAACAACGGCACCGATGCTGGCAAAGATGCTGCACGTAAGCAGAAGCGTAAACTGACTTACATTGCTAACATTTACGTTGTCAAGGATCCTGCCAATCCTGAGAACGATGGTAAAGTCATGCTTTACAAGTTCGGTAAGAAGATCTTTGATAAGATCACTGCTGCCATGCAACCCGAGTTTGAAGATGAGGAAGCAATCGATCCGTTCGATTTCTGGCAAGGTGCTAACTTCAAACTGAAGGCAAAGAACGTTGCTGGTTATCGTAACTACGATTCTTCTGAATTTGCAGCACAATCTCCCCTACTGGATGATGATGATGCAATGGAAGCAATCTGGAAGAAGCAGTATTCTCTGGAAGAGTTTGTTGCCCCCGATCAGTTCAAGACCTATGATGAACTGAAGAAGCGCCTTGATTATGTTCTTGGTAACAAAGGCACTCCTAAGTTCCAAGATGAAGAATCAGTACAGGAAGAGCGTCAGTTCAATGACGAACGCCGTGGTGTTGCCCCTGCAGTAACTTCTACTCCTGGTGATTTCAACGCAGAAGACATCGTTACTTCCAGTTCCTCTGATGAAGATGATGATGCACTTTCATATTTCCAGAAACTCGCTGAAGATTGATGAAAGATCTTAAGATCCCCTTTGCTATTGTCTCCTTCCTGTTGGTTCAGGGAGCAGGTGTGGTGTGGTGGTCTTCTCAACTTGATGGTAGAGTAAAGACTCTCGAAGCAGAGAGTCTCTCTATTGCCAGAGAAAACCGCCGATATATTCAAGAAGTAATCATGCCTTCTTATGAAATCAGTGATTCGTGGGACAACCCACATCATAATAACTGGTTGAAATCTGGCGGTTGGAAAGATTGATTAGTGAAATCTGATTATACGATAGATCGTGTAACCAAATCCGAAGCCGCAGAGTTACTTCTGCGGTTTCATTATTTGAAGGATATATCCAAAACCTTTAAGTCTGGTTATAATTATGGTCTATACAAGAACAATGAATTTTGTCCGCTGAATATTGGCGGCATTCAGGGAGTCTGTATCTTTACAGGTCTCCCTGTTCCTGAAATTGCAAAAGGTGCTTTTGGATTAGAACGTCATGAACAGCAAGGACTCTTTGAACTCTCCAGACTCTGTATCCACCCGAATACTCAGCAGAGCGAGTACAATATCACTTCTTGGTTCGTATCAAAGGCGATTAGATGCCTTAGAAAAGAAACCAATGTTAGGGGGATTATCTCATACGCTGATAGTGACCATCATGCTGGTACAATTTATCGCGCTTGTAACTTTCAGTATTGCGGTTTATCAGAACCAAAAAAAGATTTTTATTTTGCAGACGGAACTAAACACTCTAGGGGAAGTGTTAGAGGTTCCGAGGGTGAGTGGAGGGAAAGATCTCGCAAGCACCGATATGTAATGGTGTTTGATAAGAAATTAGATCTATTATGGTGACTGAACTCTAATATTTTCTGCTCTCTTAGTTTTAGAATCAATATATTGACTAGAAGATCTTTTATATCCCATAATTCTTCTATGGTCTAGTAAGAATTGTTGTAGATAACTTGGGCGTAATACAAATATTCCTCTCTTTTTATCATTTAAATCAGTTTCGTAATCAAAGTTTGTGATGGATTGTGTAACATCAGTTTTTGTAACTGCAGAATCTAATCCACTATCCCAATACTTAACATATGATGATGTTGGTGTAGTATCAGTTTCTGGTTTAGGTGATTTGAAATTATAGTCAACAATTTGACCTTTGGGGAGAATTATTCTTCCCTTACTGTCCTTTACTTCTATAGTTTCATAATATCTTGTGGCAGTAAGATCATCACCATACTTATCTTTTGAATATTCATATAGATCATTACCACTAAGCGGCCATTGATTTCTTACATTAACAATATTGGCACTAATTAAAACAACCCAATCTAAATCTGGTGCTCCGTATAAATCAATTGCAACTTGATCTGGTCTTGCATCACCTTTAATATAATATTTGTCAAAGTTGGTAGTGGAATTATAAAAATCTTCTCTAAGTTTTACTCTCTTAAATAAATTTTTTGCCTCAACGTATTCTGATGCCGAGTTACGCTCAGAAAGAGGTGAAAGATATTCAAAATTTGGTAATTCTCTGAAGTATCCCATTTTAGAATCCTACTCCTTGAACATTGTCGTTTTGGGTATTACCAGTAATACCATAAATTAGATCGGCATCTTGGAAATCTCCAGCTGCTGCACCATCAAAGTTTGCCTTATTCTTATAATCTCCTTCATAAATTGGTAGAATTTCTTTAAATGTTAAATTTAAACTTAAAGAAAG